TCACCAACCTGGCCAAGGCGCTGAGCGCGCCGGCCGCAGCCATCCCTGTTACGCACCACTGAGGCACCCATGACCCAGGACCTGATTTCCGACCAGCCCGCGCCGCAGCCGCGCCGCATGAAGCAGCCGACCAAGGATGTGCTGCGCGCCAACCTGCGCAGCAATGCCCAGCAGCTGATCGACCTGCGTGCCGAGCACCAGCAGTTCCGCGCGAGCTGGTGCTGGCCGCTTTTCGTCTGGACCCAGCGCATCCGCGGCCTGCGCGCGCGCGGCAAGGCACGCCAGGCATGAGTGCGCAGGTCAGCCGCTCGGCATGGGCGCGGCGCCAGGCGCAGGAGCTGCGCACGCGGCTCGATGGCATCCGGAGCCAGCCGGCGATCGGCGACCGGGAAAGCAAGCGCAAGCGCCGCGCGATCGAGGCGAACGAAACCCAGATGCGCAAGTTCGAACGCATTGCGGCAGCAGCAGAGAGGAAGGGGAACTGATGGACGCAAACCACAACATCGCCGACGTGCGCACCGGCCGGCTTGAGTTCCAGTCGCTGGACGACGCCACGCACTGGCTGCACCTGCACGGCAAGGCTTGGGCGCGCGTGCAAGTGGACGGGCAGGTCTGGGACCTGGGGCGGGACGGCAGCGCAGAGCCTGTGCAGGGGAGGGCCTGACCATGGCCGAATTCGACAGCTTCACCGAGGCGACGCGCTCCGACCTGGAATGGTGGGGCTCCGAATTCGCGCTGCACCGAGACTTCGACTATCTGGGCTTGGCCAGCAAGAACATGCTGCAGGTGCTGATCGAGCACCGCGGCGAGATGCCGCCGCCCAACGTGGGGTTCAAGCCGCTGGAGGTGGATGCCCGCGCCCAGCGCGTGGAGGACGTGATCGGCGGCATCGCCCGGAAGGACGTGGTCATGGCCTGCGTGCTGCGCGGCTACTACTGCGGGCGCGGCCGCAAGAACTTCGAGCGCATGGAGACGGCGAACAACCTGATCGCCAACGCCGGGCACGCGCCGCTGCGCCAGGGCGCCTACCTGACCCTGCGCGCGGCCGGGTTCGAGCTGGTCGGCCGGCGCCTGCGCCCGAACGCGCTCCGTCCGCTGCTGCAGGTGGTCGCATGAAGTCGTATCGATCAGGTGGCCGCTCTTACCGATCAGGTCTGGCTTGCAGGGTTACGAAGCAGCCGGCCACAAATGGGAATCAAAGCGGTCTCAAGAGCAACTGCCAATTCAACGGTATTGGTGCAGTCAGTAGTGATTTGCTCCCTGGACTCTGGGCGCAGTTGCTCAAGCTGCACAACCTTCAAACCCTGATCGAGCCAATACAGGCTCGCAACGAAGCTGTTCGCGATTGCACCAGCATGCCCGAGAAGGTGGAAATCGGGCTGGAAGGTGCGAAGGGTCTCGGCTCCCTCGAAACAGTCAGGCGGCATTTTCTTCATCGCGTCCAGATCCGACCTTTCGATCTGGTGCTGAAAATACTTGGCACGCCTTCGATAGCTCGAGACGTAGGGTTGGATTGCGCCTGCCACAACACGGGCGCGTGCGGAATCGTCTGCAATGCGCTGGGCTTTCTCCTTGCTTTTCTGCCAGTAGGGGACGGCAATCGCTACCGCAATAGCGAGGACGCTGCCTATGGCTTGTACCCAAGCAGGCCATTCCGACGGCTGCTTACTCGACGTCGCCAGACGCTGGGCACTTGGTGGATCGATCAACGCCCAGGCAAACAGCCCTCCAAAGGCGAAGGCCATCACCGCAATGATGAAGAGATCGCGATTGGAGACGGTGCTGGACATGTGGACTTTCTCTCCCGACAGCAGCCGATTGTAGGGCACGCCTGCGGTCCTTCGAGGGTCGTTTATGCGGCATAGCACCGGCACGCCGACAGCCGAGGAGGTGGTGCGCTTCGAGCTGTCGAAGGAAGGGCCGTGCATGGCGTGCGTGGTCCGCATGGCGGCCGGCCTGCTGCCGCAGCAGCTGGTGGTGGTGGGCTGCGACTACAACCACTGCAAGAGCGGCAACCGCCGGCGCGGGCACCTATTCGGCTACGCGCTGTGCGTATGGCACCACCGTAAGCACTCGATGCCCCGGCAGACGACCCGCAGCACTCGCGCTCGCTACGGCCCATCGCTGATGGACGGGAGCGCGCTGTTTCACGAGACCTACGGCAGCGACGACGAGCTGATCGCGCTGCAGACCGAATGGATTGAACGACAGAGGATGACGGCATGACCGAGATCGAGAAGCGCCTTGGGCAGCAAGCTGAGCCGCCGCACCTAGTTCAACCGGCCGCATGCCGGTACACGCCCGAAGAGGTGGGGCGCATGCTTGCCAATCGGGTTGTTCATCCGCACTACGCAGCGTGGCTGGTGCGGAGAGCCATCAAGTACGCGCTGTCGGCTGCGCCGCACGGTGTGCCGCTTGCATTGCCCGTTGCGGCACGCGAAGCGCTCCCTTTTATTGCATACGCCTATTCGCAAGGCGTGGCTGGTGCGGAGGAAGCCGGGCGAGCTATCGAGTCGGCGCTCGCCGCCCAGCCGGAGCCCCAGGCATGAAGTTGGGGGAACGGATCCAGGCATGTATCGAATACTTCGCATACGGCGCCGGCACAGTGGTCTTTGTTGCTGGCAAGCATGAGACCGCCAGCTGCCTACTGATCTTCGCCTGCTATTGGCGGCTGCAGCGCTATCTGGGTAAGAAGGCATGACGCGCGCGCTGAAGCGGTGGTGGGTGTACCTGGCGGCGGTGCCGCTGGCCGACGGCAAGAGCGCGTTCCGCCTCGGGCGGTCGGTAGACATGGCCGCAACGCTGAAGCAGGTGCAGGAGGCATGCCCGATGCGCATCGCCAAGGTCTGGACGATGCCGACCTGCAGCGAACGCGCGGCATGCGCCGCGGTTGCCCAGATGGCATCTGATCTCGGCGAGTACTGGCAGCACGGATCATGGCTGCACATGCGAACCGATCAGCAGGCTGACAAGGCGGCAATACGTCAGGCGATGGAGATTGCTGGTGCGCACGCCGAGTGGCCCGATGGAGCCGGCGGCAAGCAATGGCGAGAGGTTCGGTTGGACGGGTGAGAAAAGATGCTTGACACCCAGGGGTTTTTATCCAAAATGAGCGCATTGGTTACAAAAGCCTCCGAAGCGAAAGCTTGCGGGGGCTTTGTCGTTTTAGGCTTTCGAGTCGGTAGTCACAGTGGGTGCGAATCCAGTCAACCGGCCAGCCGTGAGGCTTCCCGCTGGAGCCGCAGAACGGCGTGCTCCGTGACGGCAGCGCGTTGCGACGCACCCACTGTGCCGACTCACTTCGCCATACCTTCTTTGAGTATCAGTCCCGCAATGATGTGTTTACTCCAAAAGGTGACCGCTATCGTGATAGGTAGCTGGAGCGCAAGTGATAACAGAACGCTGTTGGCGATTGCTGGGAAGTGATGCGCCACGGCGCCGTTGAAGGCGAATGCAATTCTGTTTGCAGCGTATCCGCCGATGCAGATGTGCAAAAGAAAACCAGCAGCTTGCAGCGCTGGTAAATCTACTTTGTCCCCCACGTATTGGATGATCGCGGCAACCGTCATCAGCTCAGCTAAGTACTTGATGAAGTTGATAATGGCAATAACTCGAACGTCCCAGACGTTGTCCTGAAACCGAGACAGATACTCCTTTGTTTCTGGGTGCAAGTGCTTCTCCTCTTATGTGACCACTGACTAACTCTAGATTCTGGCCGAAAACCGACGGCTGGAAATGTCCACTTATCGGAATGATCATGAGCATCACCGCCCAACAACTGAAGCAGGCGGTGGGTTGCAACGACCGGACCGCTGAGCGCTGGATCGAGCCGATCAGCGAGGCGTGCCGCCTGTATGGCATCAGCACGCCGCGGCGTATGGCCGCGTTCCTGGCGCAGGTTGGCCACGAGTCGACCGGCCTGACCGCACTGGTTGAAGGGCTGAACTACAGCCTGGAAAACCTGACGGCAGCGTGCCGGCGGGCTGCACCCGGCAGCCGCTGGCGCTCACTGCTGCCGCGTGCGAAGGAGCTGTCTCGCAACTCCGTCGGGTTGGGCAATGCGGCCTATGCGAATCGCATGGGGAATGGCGACGAGGCGAGCGGCGATGGCTATCGCTATCGCGGTCGGGGCCCGATCGGCAACACAGGCCGGGCCAACTACGCCGGCATGCGCGACACGCTACGCGCCAAAGGTGTGCGGGACGTGCCGGACTTCGAGAAGCAGCCGGAGCTGTTGGAGCAACCCAAGTGGGGTGCACTGGCCGCGGCGGCGTTCTGGGATACGCGCAACCTCAACCCGCTGGCGGATTCGGGCCGCTTCGACGACATCACCGACCGCGTCAATGGTGGCCAGAACGGGGCCGCCGACCGGCGCGCACGCTACGCCAAAGCGCTCAAGGCGCTCGGAGCATGATGGTGCCCGACCTGGACGACGCGACCCTGCTGGCCGCAGAGCGTCAGTCGCTCGACGAGGCAGTGGTGCTGCTGCAGGAGTGCTGGGGCCGCACGTGTCGCCCGCGGCGCGATGCGCGCAACGTGCTGCGCCTGGGCTACGGCCGGGCGATCGAGACGCGCGAGCAGAGCGAACGGGTGGCGACCATGGAGCTGACCGAGGACGTGATGGAAGCGCAGGAGACCTTGCGCGGTCGCTTCTTCGAGCTGCTGGCCGTGCACCCTGAGATGCGCCCGTCGCTGCCGTACATCATCGCGATCGCGGACATCATCGGTCCGGAGCTGGTGCGGGACGCCACGGACCTGTGGGCAGCGGCACGCCGCGGAGACTGGTTGGAGTTCGGGTCGGTGATCCAGGAATTCCGCTGGGAGCTCTTCAGTGATGCGACCGAGCGTGATAAGCGCGCGGTCTCGCGCCTGGTGATGCGCCTGGCGATGGGCGCAGCGAGCCTGCCGGCATGACGTTCTCGCGCTACACGCTTGCGCAGGCGCGCGGCGGGCTGGCGCTGCTGGTGATCGCCACCAATCTGGTGATCCTGGCCGCAATGCTGGGTGTGGAAATTCCGCCCCAGAACAAAGACATCGTGTTGCTGCTCGTTGGTGGCTTGGTCAATCTGACCGGCATCGTGGGCGGCTACTACTTCGGTTCTAACACGTCGAGGAAGCCCCAGTGAAAAGCACCCTCAGCGCCATCGCGCGGCTGCTGCCATTCCTGTACGTGGCCGAGGCGGTGGCAGTCGAGAGTGGCATGACGCACGAAGGCAAGTTGTTCGGCGCTCCGGCATGGCTTCGTGTGGATAGCGACGAGCAGGTGACGGGCACACCGAAAGTGCCTGCTCTGCATCTGTGGTGCCTGCTGGTCGACCTGAGCCTGGAGCTGGCCTCCTACTTCATTCGGGATGACCAGATGCTGGTAAGCCCGATCAAGATCGGCCGGAGCCTGACGTGAATCGCATTGTCATCGCCATCATCGCCACGCTCCTGTGGTCGGCCGCCATGTTTGGTGCCGGCTGGCTCTGGCGCGGTGATCGAGCCGAGGCGGCCGTGTCCAACGCGCAGGTGGCAACTGGTAAGCAGGGCTTACAAGTTGAGCAGGCCGCGCGCGCCACAGAGTACAAACAGGCCAGCGCTATGGCCGCTATCGGAGATACCCATGAGCAAGACCGAGAGGCGGCCAAGGCCGTCCCTGACGCTGTTGTGGCTGACCTGCGCAGTGGTGTGCTCCAGCTGCGCAACGACCTCGCCACGTGCAGCACTGACCTCCTGTCCCGTTCCGTCACCGGCGCCCTCGAACGTGATGCGCACGCCCAACTACGAGGCGAGGTTGCGGGCGCTTTTGTTCAAGTCGGCCGAGATGCCGACGACCACGTCGGCGCCTGCCAGGCCGTAGTGGCTGCGGACCGGGGGCCAGCCCGTGAGGCAGAGGGGGGCGCGCTCAGTGGGCGACCGGAAGGCTTGCGAGTGTGGAACATGCCGTGGAACACGGCCGACCGGGCAAACCTGAGCCTTGATGCTGAATATGAACGAATTCAATTTCGTTCAGAAATGGCCGGGGACCCTGGCGGATCGGCGGTCCTACCGGGGGGAATTCGGACCCCGGTGCGCGACAGTATTTCGGCCCCTAGGGATGCTCCACCACAGGTAGGCCAAAAGTGAAGAAATACCCGGGGAAAACCCGCAATTCAGGGCAGGGCGCGCTGTACATCAGGTAAGACATGGCTGACATCCGGGACTTCTCGCCAGGTTGGTCGATTGCCAGGCTGGCGGACGAGTTCGGGATGGACCGGCGCACCGCTGCAAAGCGGCTCCGGGAAGCCGGGGTGCCGCCGTCTGGCAAGCGCGGCACCAACGACATCTATCGGCTCGCCGATGCTGCGCCCGCATTGGTCAGCCCGGGGGGCGCCGGCGGATCGGAGCAAGTTCTAGATCCGCGCGACCTGCCTCCTATGGAGCGGCGCGCCTATTACCAGTCCGAGAACGAGCGGCTCAAGGTCGAGACAACCACCGGCCTGCTGGTGCCGGCGGCCGAGGTAGAGGCCGATTACGCCGAGCTGGTGAAAAAAGTGGTGCAGTTCTTCGACACGTTGCCGGACGTGCTGGAGCGAAAGCTATCGCTGAGTCCGGAACAGGTCATCAAGGCCCAGGAGGAATGCGACCGCGTCCGACAGTCGATGTATGAGGCAATCAGCGATGAGCCAGTACGCGACCGCGCGTGAGGTCAGACTCGGTGTAGCCGAGATGATCCGGCCTCCCCGCCGGGTGCGCGTAAGCGATGGGGCAAAGTCGCTCCACATCGCGAACGCGAGCGGTGCTGCCGGGCCCTGGGATCCGCGCGTCGCCCCGTACATGGTCGAGCCGTTGGACCTGACTGCGAGTAGGCTTTACGAAGCTGTGGTGTTCGTGGGGCCGGCGCGATCCGGCAAGACGATCGCCCTCATTGATGGCCGGCTGGCGTACACGATCACGTGCAATCCGGCCGACACGATGATCGTCCAGATGTCGAAGGACGCGGCGGAGGACTACAGCAAGACCCGGATATCGCGGGGCATCGCCGCAAGCCCCGATCTCCGCAAGAGGCTCAGCCCGCGGTCGCACGACGACAACATCCTGCTGAAGTTCTTTCGGTCGGGTATGTCGCTGCGCTTCGGCTGGCCATCGGTGTCGATCCTTTCCGGCAAGGACATCCACGACGTCCTGATGACGGACGTGGACAACTACACCGGTGACTTGTCGATCGACGAGGCTTTCGGCCTGGCGCTCAAGCGCACGCAGACTTTCATGTCGGCGGGCATTTGCGTCGCAGAGTCGAGTCCGGCGGCCGATTACACAGACGGCGCGTGGCGGGCGACACACCCGCACCACGCCCCGCCAGCCGCCGGCATCGCCGCGCTTTACATGCGCGGCGATCGCCGGCGGTGGTACTGGCCATGCCCGAGCTGCGGCGAGCGCTTCCAGGCGGCGCCCGGATACGACGGCTTCGCACTGCCGCCGCTTGAGGAGTTGCTGGAGCGCGTGCAGGTTGATGATCTGCAGAAGATGGCCCGGCAGTACTCGCTGCTGCATTGCCCGCACTGCGGTGACGGGCTGTCGCACCGATGGAAAGCCGGCATGAATGAAGCTGGCCGATGGGTGGGAGAAGGGCAGGAAATCCACCCCGATGGCTCGATCGAGGGTGAGTCGATCGACACGCGCATCGCGAGTTACTGGCTCGGTGGCGTGGCTGCGGTGTATCAGTCCTGGGAATCGCTGATGGAGCGATACCTGCAGGCGCTGCGCACCTTTGCCACGACAGGTGAGGAGAAGCCGCTGAAGTCGACGCACAACGTCGATGGAGCGATCAACTACCTACCGATGGCGGCACGTTCGACATCGAACCCCAGCGATATGGAGGACCGCGCAGAGACGTGGCCCGCTGGAGTGGTGCCGCAAGGTGTCAGGTTCCTGCTCGCCACCGTCGACATCCAGGCCAACCGCTTTGTGGTGAAAGTCACCGGGTGGGGGCCGGGCGAAGGTGGCGGCTTGGAGCGCTGGGTGGTCGATTGGTTCGCACTGCGCACGTCGCAGCGCGAGGATGGCGCCGGCGGCTTTCTTGGGCTGGAGCCCGCGAAGTACCTGGAAGACTGGGAGCGCTTGGTCGACAAGGTCATCCAGCGCCGATATCAGCTGCAGGACGACACCGGCAGAAGCATGCCGATCCGTGCGGTGGGTATCGACTGGGGTGGCAAGTCGGGAACATCGGTGCGCGCGCTGGAGTTCTGGCGTTCGCTGAAGCTGCGCGGCCTGCATTGGCGGGTCCGCCTGGTGAAAGGCGATCCGAATCGCAACGGCGCGCTGTTCCGCGAGACCTATCCGGACAGCAGCAAGCGCAAGGATCGTAAGTCCGGCTCAGCCGGCGACGTGCCGCAGCTGCTGCTAAACGTCGACAGGCTCAAAGACACCGTCGCGGCCAACGTGAAGCGCGAGCAGCCGGGCCCCGGCTTCTACCACTTCCCGGACTGGCTGCCGACGAGCTATTTCGAAGAGCTGGTCGCGGAAACACGTACCGCCAAGGGGTGGGAGAACCTGGCGAAGCGACGCAATGAGGCATTCGACCTGGCGGTGTACGCAGAGGCGCTCGCGCAGTGGCTGAAGGTCCCGGCAATCCGCTGGGACGCTCCGCCGTCGTGGGCAGCAGAGTGGGATCGAAATCCGGAAGTGGTCGTGGGTGAGGTGGCGGAAACCCCGCGCCCGCGCGCTCCGCGTCGTCGGGTTGTACGCAGCAAATACTTGGGACGCTGAGATGGCATTCACGCAAGAACAAATCACCTCGCTGGAATCGGCAATCGCGAGCGGCACGCTGACCGTGCGCTATGGCGATCGACAGGTGACCTACCACAGCCTGAAGGAGATGCGCAGCCTGCTGACCCAGATGCGCAGTGAGGTCGGCGCAAGCATTGGCGTGCGGCCCCGTCGCCGCACGATGCGCCTGTTCCAATCCGGTACGGGCAATGGCTGAGTTCGAAGGAAGCTACCGCGCAGGTGGAATGGGCAGGCGCTTACGCCTCCTGCCGCCGGTGGTGCAGGGGCCGAATGCTGCCCTGGTCAACTTGCCTACGGTGCTGGCGCGCGCGCGGCATCTTGCACGCAATGATCCGTGGGCTGTCAGCGCGCTCAACAAGAGCGTGTCGAATGGCATTGCCACCGGCATCCAGGCAAAGCCGCTGTGGGGTACCAAGGCGTTCAAGGCTGCGACGTCCAAGCTGTGGAAGCGGTGGATCAAGTACAGCGATGCCGACGGCGTGCTGGACTTCTACGGACAGCAGGCACTGGCGTGGCGGGAGTGGAAGGAAGCCGGCGAGGTGTTCGCACGGATCCGCTTCCGTCGTCCGTCAGACGGGCTGCCGGTGCCCGTGCAGTTGCAGCTTGTGGAATCCGAGCAGTGCCCTCGTGGCTACTACTCGGTTGCCACCAACGGCAACGTCATCCGCGAGGGCATCGAGTTCGATGCGATTGGCCGCCGCGTGGCGTACTGGATGTATCGCGAGCACCCGGGCGACCAGGCGATGGTGCCGAACGGCCACGAACTTGTGCGTGTGCCGGCAGAGCAAGTGATCCACCTCTACCGTCCCAACCGGGCCGGCGCGCTGCGTGGCGTGCCCGCATCGGCGGCGGTGCTGCTGCGCATGTTCAATCTCGACCGGCTCGATGACGCTGTGCTTGAGCGTCAGGCCATCGCCAACTTGTTCGCAGGGTTCTACAAGGTTCCCGAGGCACAAGAGGGTGAGCCCGGCGGCGCCACGCCAATGACCGATGACATGCAGACGGGCATGGATGCCGATGGCACGCCGCTCGCTGGCCTCGAGCCGGCGACGATGCAAGAGCTGCCACCGGGCTACGAGGTCCAGTTCTCGACGCCTCCCGGCGCCGGCACCGACTACGCCGAGTTCCTGCGCGGTCACCTGATGGCCATCGCCGCGGGACATGACATCCCGTACGAGGTGCTGACCGGTGATCTGCGCAACGTCTCCGACCGCGCGCTGCGTCTGATCCTCAACGAGTTCCGCAGGGTCATCGAGTCCGACCAGTGGCTCTACATGATTCCGATGTTCTGCCAGCGCGTCCGCGATGCGTGGTTTGACCAGGCCGTGCTGGCCGGCCTGCTCGCTGTGCCCGGCTACGCGGATCAGCGCGACGAGGTCACAGAGACGCTATGGGTGCCAGAGGGCTGGCCCTGGAGCCATCCGGTGCAGGACGTTGGCGCAGAAAAGGCCGCCGTGCGCGCCGGCTTCAAGTCACGCGACAAGGTGATCTTGGGTGCAGGCGAGGATCCCGAGCAGGTGGATACCGAGATCAAGGCGAGCAACGACCGCGCCGACGCGCTCGGGCTGGTGCTCGATAGCGATCCACGCCGCACAAACACATCCGGCGCCGAGCAGTCGCACGGCGAAGACAACGGCAACTCAGGCGCCCCGCAGGGCGCCACCGATGAAGGAAACCCCGATGAGCAATAAGCCTGGCCTACTCGCGCGGCTGTTCGGCCGCAGCAAGCACCCGGTTGTCGCCTCGCTCGCAACCGCCGCACTCAACCGGCCATTGCTGGTGCATGCGGGCATGGGCGAGGCCCTGATCGGCGCCTATCTCGAAGGCGCGGTGACGAGCGACGACACCCTGCTGAGCTGCGACCGTGTGGTCGCGGGGGCCGACACCAGCGTGGACAACGTGCCGGCCAGCCCGGCGCCTGCCGAGAGCGTTGGTCGCGTCATCGCGGTGATCAACGTGAGTGGCGGCCTGGTCAATCGTCCGATGCCTGGCC